TAAATCTTGCTATTGGGCTTGATTTTGACGGCATAGAAACAGGTGTTTTGATGGTCTTGAAATGCTTTGAGATCCACCCTGGCGGTGACTTCCTTCCGAAACGCAATGCCGCCAGAGCAAAGGAAGCCTTTGCGATTCCGACATTATCACGTGCGCGTGAGAGTCCTTTGTTTACGTCCGCGTTTGTAATGGCGACAACTGCCTGCGTCCCTTTGTTTACTCTTCCGCGACTATTACGTTTTGAGTTCCGCAGATCGTCGCTGTATTTTCTAACCTGCATGCCTTGCTTGTTAGAGTTTTTCATCTTAGCAAAGATAGCTGTAAGCAGGGCAGTGTCGCCAGCCTTTAGTGCTGCCTTTATCCTTTCGTTTTTCCATTTTTTAACATTGCCCATTCGCTGAACGGCTGCAAAGAATCCAGCGGTTACAGCCTTCTTGCCCTGTGCTTGAGCGCCGCCTGTTGTGTAGGTTAGTTTGCCGCTCATCTTTGGAAACGATTTAAAAGGCGGTGTAAGCTTGCATAGCAACTGCGCAAACATTCCCGCCTGCTCGCGAACGAACTTAGGCTCGTCCATCTTTAATTGACGCAGCAGCTTTTTAGTCTGCGCCTTATAAAGCGTCGTATCCATTTTAAAGTTTTTGCTAGCCATTACTTTTCGTAAGTTGCAAATCCCATGTTGCGGCGTCGGCAGGATTGACCTGCGTTATCAGGTAAATGTCAGTTCCAACTGTCAATGATTCGTTGACCATTGGAGGCAGTCCTTCTATGAACTGGTTACGGTTTACGCTGGCCTCGTTCTTGGTCGTCTCGTCGTAGCCTTGTAGGTCGTCAAAGGACGTGTCTACCTGATCGCCCCTAAAGACTCCACGGAAGACGCCTGTGTGATTTGAGAGCGTGAATGAGTTGCCAGCGAAACGATCCGACTCGGCAAAACCAGCTTGTATTTCTGTGTCAAAGCTCATGTTTAAAAATAAGTGCGGCCCGCCCGTAATGGACGGACCGCATGTAATCGGGGTAATTTAGGGTAGTGTAAACGGTGTTACTTTTTGACTCGTTTCGGAGTCAACGTTTCAAGTTTTGCTTTCGCATCGGCTGCGACCTTGGCGGATGCCTCGGCCTCTTTTGATGCAACTTCAAGCTGTGCTTTCAAACGTGCTTTTGCCGCGTCAGCGACAGACTTTGCTTTGGCCGCAAGTTCTTCTTTCGATTCGACCTTCTTGGATTTGTCCGTATGGCCTTTGCGAATGTATACAACTGTGCCGGACTCGGTGCATGTGCGGTAAGCGTCGAGACATTTACCAGCATCTTCCGAGCATACTAAAACCGTGACTACACCTTTCGGCGAGCGGTGGATTGTGGCGGATGGTTTAAACATAGTGTGATATTTTAAGGGGTTAAAAAAGAGCGCCTTACCTGAGTAAGGCGCTCAAGGGTCAATTAAGATGCAGTGATACGGTGTCCGGCTGTGCCGACTCCAACGCTTGCGCCGAATAGCACGTTGCAATTGAAGTACAAGATGCCGTCATTGTCGTAGAACTTACGGAATTGGACAGGAAGTCCGAGGCCCGGGATAACTACGGTTTCAACGTCAACGCCTGCTTTCGCTGTCATTTCGTCGGCTACCACTGTACGCGCGGCCATCAATAGGGCTGATTTCTGGAAGGCGAATGCGGCGAGTGCTTCGCCATTTACGTCTGCAAGGGTTGTTTCGAAGCAGTCAAAACCAGCAACGCGGGGAACGTTTGCGTTTGTCTTGTCTGGACCCATACCAGGGAACTCTGCGCTGTTGAGCGTCTTAACGAGGCTCGCGTAGTATGTTGGATTCATTAGCACCGAACGGCCACCCTTGCCAGCTTTGGCAATAGTCAACAGAGCGTTGAAGTCCGCGAGGTTGTCGCGGTCAAAGTTGGCTGCTGTGATAACTTCAGTTGAGCTGAAGTTTGCATTAACAACAAGATCCCAAACGTAACCGAATACTGCTTCGCCGACTGCTTCCAGTGCTGGCTCAATAAACAAGCGGTTAAGGTCGATTTCAGATTTGCTGCGCTCAAGATCAGAAAAGCCATAAGTGAAGCCCTTGAATTGATCGAGCGTAACAGTCTTAGAAACCATTGCTACGTCGGAAGAGTTGGTTTTGTAACCAGTGGTCATGTTACCAGCAGTCACATTCGTTGGAATGCGAGTGGTGATAGATTCGCCACTCGATGCAATATCGGTGGAGAAGTCGGTTGTCAGTGCGCTAAGAGGTGCGAACAGATCAGTAAGAGCTGGAAGCGTATCGTTAGCAACTTTGGCGAGATTAACGCCTGCAATTGTGTTTGCCATAGTGTGTGTGTGTTGGGGTTAGGTTGAATTAAGTAAGTAGATTTCTATGTTCTGCGAAGAAGTCTTGAGCGCCTTGGAAGTCGCGTGCCTTTTTCAGTGCTTTGTAGCCTTCGGCTGCATCTTCGCGGGTCATTTGAACTGCGGAAGGTGTCGACGGATCGTCGCCAAGTTCTGCGGATACGGCTGGCGTTCCAGATTCGGCGATAAGCTCGGCAGCTTTAGCGGCTACGGCTTTGACTGTTACCTCCGAAGCTTCGGCCAGTGCTGCATCGTGCTTTTCGCCAAGTGCTTTCAAGTCCTTGACGGCTTCAGCGTTGATAGCTTTCTCGATTGCAACGGCTTCGGCTTGGATCTCAAGTTCGAGTCCAACGTCAACGATCTTGGCATCAAGTGCTTCGATCTGCTTGGCTTGGCAAGTAATCTTGATCTCGTCAATTTTGCCTTGTGGGACAGACGAGAAAAACTTGAGTGTTTCCAGATCGCCGATTGATGCTGCGGCCATGTTTGCGCCTTCGATCTCGTCGATGAATCCAGCTTCGAGTGCTTCGGCTGCTGTGTAGTAAGTAGTTTTCTCCATTGCCTCGTCGAGTTCCTCTGGTGAGAGGTTGGAACGTGCGTAGCTGTTTAGAATATTCGTTTCCATACGGTCAAGCAAATCGGCATCCTTGCGCAAATCTTCTGCGCCGCCCATGCTGATTGTCGATGGGTTGTGAATCATAAACAAAGCATTTTCAGCCATGACAACCTTGTCGCCAGCCATCGCAATGACAGACGCCATAGAAGCGGCCATGCTGTCGATGTGGATGGTAACGCTTGCCTTGTGGCGCTTGATAGCGTTAAAAATTGCATTGCCTTCGACGATAGAACCGCCGCCGGAGTTGATGCGCAAGTTGATCGTGTCAACGTCGCCAAGTGCTTCCAAGTCAGCTAGAAAGTCGTTTGCCGTGACTCCATAAGATCCGATGTTATCGTAAATGGAGATTTCAGCCTCGGAGGACTTCACACCTTCCGCGTCAGATTGTTGGCTCATTGCGAACCATTTGTTTGTAGTCGTCATGTTATATTGGGGTTGGGTGTCAAGTAGAGGGGTTTAGGTCTTCGGTTAAAGTCATGTCGTCGCCAGGCATCGAGACAGTGCCTAGCTCGGAATCTTGCAAGCCGTGCTCGGCTGCAATCAGTTTGCGCTCCTGCAAATAAGCAGCGCGCTTGCGAGTAAATTCAATCGGATCATATCCGCGTTTACTCAAAATTTCAGACTCACTGGCCACACCTGCGCGGAGGTCTTCGCGGTCGGCCTTGCGTGAGTTCCCATCATCGACCGTAAACTCGCGCGGCTTTGTAAATCCACACTTGAACCAGTCGTCTGGCAGATCGTAGATACCTTGCTTTGCGCGCTTGGCGATAATGTAAATTACCATCCGCTTTCGGAAGCGTCCGAGGATTTCTACGCGGTCGCAAATGCTGTCGTTGATATCGCGCTGAAATGCGCGGACGCCTGCGCCGCCGACTTTCGAAGAGTCGAGCATTTCACGCCGCCACTCCATGCCGAGGAATGCGCCTGCTTCGATCTTGTCGCTGAACTTCAGGAAGCCGTCAGAAGGCCTTGAGCTTTCGTGCGCTTCTAGTTTTCCGCTGTTCTTTAGGTAGCGAATTGTTCCGCCAGCCATTAGTTGAGATTGGAAAGGTTCTGCCGATGCTCCGCGTGTGCCGTTGATAATACGTGAGGCGGTGTCGGCTTTGCCTGTCTCGTTTGATTCGATCAGAGTCAGCGCCGCGTTTACCTTCTGGCCTATCTTCTCATAGTCGCGAACCTCGGCGAGGTCGTACCAGTCAAGCATGCCCGATGCAATCGCTGGTATGCCGCGTCCTTGTGAAAACCAGTCTGGATCGGTAACGTGGATCATGTCGCGAGCTGATATATCGCGGAAGTCTTCGCCGTTTTCAGTCAGGACGCGATAAGCTACCTCTGCGCCGAACTCATTATATATAATGCCGTTCTTGATCTTCAGCCCTCTATACTTGCCGCCTTCGACCTTATCCTCGTTACTGTATAGAGTCTGGCCGATGCGGTGCGCTTCGAGATACTGAAGACGAGGGAAGCCGTCCTTTGTCTCGGTGAGCAGAACGAAGAAATCGCCGTCAACGTCTAAGGATTTGCTTTCAATCTTGATGTTTCGGCGGAAGGAATACTGCGGACCTCGAATGTCGATCAGCCCGTCGATTGCTTCCATGTCCGCCTCGACCAGTTTCACGAAGTCTTGATCTGTGCTGTAAGACTGGAATCGCCATGACTCGCCGTAAACTTTGCCCGATTTCTGCTTGACCGCGCCGCTGACAGTAGAGTTTGACGTATAAATGTAGCGAGCATCGGACCGGAGCAACCGCGTCTTATTGCGGCTCATTAGGTCGAGCAAGTCGCCGTTCATGTCGCCTTGCGCGTTACGCTGTGCGCTGGTCGATGCGGTCGGGTAGGCCGACTCATCGCCGAAGAAGGAGGAAAAGTAATACTTTGCTACCTTTGAGAAAATCTTGATCGGGTTAACAGCCATTATCTATTTCTTTGTGTGAAGGTGGCGACGGTTACGTTTGTGTTTTCGCCGCCTGCGTCTGAAAGAAATAGATCAAGCTCGCCGTCTGTCATCGTCGCGCCGCTCGCGCCTCCGATGTTTACCTGCCGCCATGAATCATAGCAAAGCTCCGTAAAATCCATTGAAGACTGCCCTGCTGGGAACTCGTAAGTGAACGTTTTGCCTTGCACGGATGCAGACACAACAGAGCGACCGCCCTGCTCGGCTACGGTGTATTGACCAGCCGCAAGCGTTTTGAGTGCTGCGAGTGTATCGGAGGATGTGGACCCGACTTTGGCCCAAACTGAAAAAATAAAAGCGCGCATGTAATATGCGCGCTTGTGTCAAGTCTGGATGTTTTTAAAGCGGCTCTTTATTGGTATGCACAAAAAAACGCTCCCATTTCTGAGGGCGTTGATTGATTAGGTGTGTTTTACTATCCAACGATTTCAATCATGGCAGCTTCAACGCTGTTGACCATTGCGTTGCCTACTTTATCGCTATCGTCATATTTAACCATTGACCAAAAAAACACGCGACCACCGAAAGAGTCCGGTGTTTCATTTGCGACTGCCTTTTTAAATGCGTCGGCGGTGATTTTTCCTGATTTGATCAGGTTTGAAACAAGCACAGCGAGTTGCGCGTTTGTTGTGAGATCATTAAGAAGTTGTTCTGTTTTTTTGTTCATGCCTCTAAGTTACGCACGAAATGATACGTGTCAATACAATTTGCATTCTTTTTTAATTTAATTTCACTCCTCCGGCTGCGGCGCTGAGTCAATACCAATCAAGTCGACCATCTGAGCGCCTATAAGCTGCATTTTCTCGCAGTCATAAAAGTGGTCGTTTCGATACGTTTTTATAAAGTCGTAATAAGTCGACCCGTCCTTGGCGTTTGTCTTGGCTACCTGTTTCCAGCTGTTTAGCTGGCGTATGTAGTTGTCGCCGATGTCGGCTGGATAAGTCCACAGTCTGCGCGGTGTGTCGATCCCTCGCAGCGTTGCGAACCGCAAGCGTGTTTCGTTTTCAGAGTAATTCAACTGAGCGCAATACTTAATCGCTCCCTCGCCTTTGTTAGTTCCTTGGTATGTGTCAATGAATTGCTCAGTCGAATATAGCTTGAAGCTTCCATCCTCATGCCTAAAGAGCTTGCTTTTTTGGCCACGTAAAACAGTCCAGCCATTCTTGGCCGCGATGCGCCGGACCTCTGCTGTGTTATAGTTACCATCAATGAAAACAAATGATCCCCCCGTTATACCCTCTTGAAGAACCCCGTATTTTTCGCACATATCTACAATTTGCAAATCACTAACAGCCTTGTGTGCTTCTATAAGTCGCGACTCGACGCCATGCGACCAGCTTCGGATTACATAAAAAAAGTGATCCTGCTGTACGTCGATAGTGCAAAATGTAAAGTCAGCCTCGGCCCATGCTTCGCTTGCCTTGTAATCTCCGGCGCTATCCTCGTCCTCGGATACGCTGATAAACTTGGATCTGTCCCACGGCTGCGCAAGACGTTTACGGACAAAGTTTTCAAGTGCTTCCAGTGATCCGCGATTCTTTGCCGCGGTCGCATCGTGAAATTGACAAGCCAGATCGCCCCACGGAAAATGAGCCATTGCATTGTAATTGTAAAAGTCAATCTTACGATCGCCGTGCGCGTTCATCGAAATGTATTTACCTTTCAGATTTCGCTCATGCACTGCAGCTGCATTGTATTTCATTTGACCGCTGCAAAGCTGGCATTCGTAATACACTGACTCGCGGATTTTGCCGTAGTCGATTGAGCCGTCTTCAAAGATTACATCGTCTCCGGTAGCGAACTTCATGCCGCCAGGTAGCTGCGTGCCGTCCTTCTGCCTCGGCTGCGTCCAAATGTAGGGGATCATTTCTCCGCAGTGGTCGCACGGTTGATGCCTCACCTTCTGCGTGGACCTGTTCCAAAGCGTGTCTATCTCACTTCCCGCAGTTTGTCCCGATGTCGGTAAGAACATACGCCAGCTCCAAGGATACGATGAAAGCCTGTCCTTGATCTGGTCAATCCAGCCTGTGTCGTATGCCCAAGACTCATCAAGAGTGACCATCTCAATAGTCTTGGAATTACGGTGAGCCAAAATCCGAGCACCCAGAAGCCGAATAAAGCCGAAAGGAAACTGAGTGTAGAAAGTAGTTTGCGAGTGGCGTCCTTGCGATATAATTCCTTGGATCGCTGGCGTGTTGTTGAGTAGTGGTGTGAATTTGTCATCGCTGAACTCCTTGAGAGCTTCTTTGGTTAGGTCGTAATGCGCCGCTCGCCCTGGTGACGTGTGCGCATTGTAGAGGTGTAATATCTGTGCGGCAAGCGTCTTGATGTGCTGCACCGATCCAATCAGGCCGACCATGCCGCCGCGCATTTCTGCCGCCGCGCGCAGTGGCTCGGTCATTAGTGGATGCTTTGCGCGGTCGAATGCGCCGTAGTCAAGCTGCACATTGCGCTCGGCCCATGCTACTGGGTCTGGCTGTCTTAGTTTTAGTAGGTTGCTCATAGCTCAACCTGCTCCACTGTCATTCCTTCGGTTACTTCGGCTAGCGATTGCAGAGTAATTAACGTGATAGTTGCGTCATATGATTCATACCGCATGTCCATAGCCTCGCGGAACTTCACGCCATCCTTGAAAAACTCGTAGTAAGTATCGTCATGGTCTGCTTGGTGTTTTTCTTTTGTGTATGTTATTTTCATATTGTGTAAGCCTTGATTTTATAGATGCACAAGACGTTTGCGAAAAAAAGAACCGCAGCTATAAATGCCAATTCATATTGTCCAGAGGATATCATGAGGATCATTGCAAATAGGCTAAACATTAGCCCTATACAGTTCCATTTTGAATCGTGATTTGTTCTTATTATTCTTTTAAGTATTTTCATAGTCAGCAATCAATCAGACCTACCGCTCCGTGTCAATACGAAGATCAACCTTTTCTTGATTTAGTCCAAAGACTTTCCGAGCTGTCAAGATACTGCTGCGCCTCAAGCTTCACGCAGTCGATTACCCAAGGCGGAACGTTCGGACCGCCTTGCACATTCTTAACCTTATCGAATCCAGCAAACAGCCGACCGCCGACAACGATTGGTTTCATCGCATGGTAGAGGCTAGCCGGGTTGTCAATCGCCGCCAAGTGCTCGGCCACCGAAGTCAGCGAACCTTGGACGCAAGCGTTTCCAGCGTAGAAGACTGCACGCAAGATCCGCTCGACCTCCGCCCTTGGTAACGTGGTCCCGTTGTCAATGCCGAGTTTTGCGCTGTGAGCTTCCGTCCGGCGGATCGACTCATCCGTTTTCAAGTGTAGCTCACTCCAAAACTTTACGCTGTCGGTGTCGTTCGTCTCGGTCGCCTCACTTAGTTTCAGCCGATAGTAGTCGCGGAAATCTTCCGAGGTCTTCAGCCCCTTAGTCTCGGCTTCGGCATCCTTCGGTTTGCGCTTCCTTGCAGGCACGTTGATGCCTCGCTCTTTTAGCCATGCCGTTGCGCCCTTCGGACGTCGCTGCAAGTTGAGCAGCCAAGTCTTCATCTTGCCCTCGTTCTGGTAAGGCGCGCCGCGCCGAAGCCAGTTTGCGAATGTGTTCGGCGAGATGCCGAACTCCTCCGCGTAGTGTTTGTGTGTCTTTCTTGCCATGCGTTATTCGTTCTTGAGATTCTGTCTTAGTATTGACAAAGTTGGTTCACTAAA